TTCCGAACCCGGTCACACCTGAAGTCAGAACGAAGTCGCCGTCATCCGCCAGCTCAATCGTGTCACCGTTTGAACCGACTAGAGAGATCACAACTGAAGTCACTAGAGTCCTCTCTTATGCCATGACAATCGCTGAGCGAACCATAGCGGTTCGAAGAGCTTGCTCAGAGTCGAGCGAGTTGTTTGGAGCTGCGTAATAGTTTACAACCTGCACCGAGCCAGCCGCCGAATCTGCCGCTGGAGTCTGAACAGTTGGAACGGTTGCGCGAAGGTTCGAGCTGAGAACAGCCTTGGCAGCTTTCTCCGCTGCCGTCGCCTTGGTTAGCGTGGTTAGAGCTGTTTTAGCTTGTTTGCTGTTCTTGCCGAACTTCTTGACCGCTGCATCGTAGGCAGTCTGAGCCTTGTCCTGAGCTTTTGCAGCTGAATCGAATGCGGCGACGTCAGCCTGACGCGTATCAGCTTGAATCACTCCAGCGATCGCGTTAGCGAAGCTCTGAGCGATGTTCGCCATCATAGCCGACAACTCTGCCTCTTTGCTCTTGAGACCGTCGACGACTCCCTGAGCGACTTCGATTCCCTTATTGAAGAGAATGTCCCCGGCTTCGGTTCCGAGTTGCAGCGCGGTCGCGTTAGCTTCCTCGGCGAGAGTGTTGAGCTGTTGAACCGTTGCGGTTCCGCCAGCCAGAATCGACTTCGCAAAGTCGAGGTTTCCGGTGTCGATAATTTGCTGATACAGGTCGCCCGAGAGACCGAGAACCTGAAGCTCAGCCATCGCAGTCGATAGCTCTTTGGTCTTCGCGATGCGAGCCTTTAGCTGATCGATGGCATCCTGAGCGGTCATCGCCTCATCTTGATTCAGCTTCGAGCCGAATCGTTCGGTTATCGTCCGAATGTAGTTGAGACGCTCCTCGATCTTGCCCTTGAGGACATCCTGAGCATCGTTCAGCTGTTGCATGATCGCATCATGCTGCTTCGCGACCGGAGCTAGAGAAGCCGAATAGACCTCGACTAGCTTCTGAGCTGCTTGAGCGGTCTTCTTGTAGATTTTGCCATCCGAGAAGGAGGTTTCAACCCAATCCGCGACGCGCTGCATCGTGTCGATAACGCTCTGCTCATCCTCGGTCAAGCCCTTGACTAGACCTTGGATGATGTTCTTACCGAACTCCTTGAAGACTCGCGAAGGAGACTTGATGCCGAGAAGAGCCTTGAAGCCTCCGACGACTAGGTCAGCCAAGCCCTTGACGGCTCCACCGATGAGAGTCGGAGCATTATCGACCATTCCCTTGACGAGACCCTTGACGATGTCGATTCCAGCTTGGAGGAGCTGCGGCTGCATACCGATCAGAGCTTTGACGATGACCGGAACCAGCTTGATGACTGCACCGATGATCTCCGGGATCGCCTTCGATAGACCGGTGACGATAGCTAAGAAGAGTTGGATTGCAGCTGGAATCAGAATCGGAATCAGCGAGACGACGGTCTCAATCAGCTTCGGCAGAACAACCGTTGTCAGCGTCGTGATGAGCTGAGGGATGACCTTGACTAGACCTTGGACGAGACCGATGAACAGCTGAATCGCGCCATTGATGATTAGTGGCAGAGCCGAAACTAGCGCAGCCACAATCTTCGGCAGCGCATCGAGCAGAGCTGTGATGATCTTTGGAATGGCAGTCATGAGACCGGTGAGGATTCCGGTGAATAGGTTGATTGCCGTCTGAATGATAGAAGGCAACATTTTCACCATTGACTCGACTAGCTTTGGAAGCAAGTTGGCGACGCTAGTGATCAGCATTGGGACAACCGTTCCGAACGCTTGAATCAGCGAAGTGAATAAAGTCATCGCAGTCTGAAGCAGCTGCGGAACCATGCTCAAGAGAGTCTCAATCAGCATCGGCAGAGCAGTCGTGATCGAGTTGACTAGAGAGATGATGATTCCCGGCAATGCTCCGGCGAGCGCGTTCATGATTGTCGCGCGAACCTGCACGAAGCCCTCGAGAAGCGTGGAGATGCCTCCTCCGCTAATCCATCCGCTGATTGCCGAGGTCATGTTGTTGAGGCTTGAGGTTAGTGCGCCGACGTTTCCCTTGAATACCTGTTGAAGAACGGTCGTTCCGTTTGTCCAGCGTTCTGAGAATGCGTCCGTTGCAGGAATGACGTTCTCGACGATGAATCCGGTGAACGCCTTTAGTCCCGGCATCGCAACGCCGACTAATGCCTCGCCGACGTTGTCTCCAGCGTGTTTGATTAGCTCTAATTGTCCAGCGAATGTGTCTGCATAAGCCGCGCCGGAGCCTCCGAATTGCTTTTGAAGCTCGCTCAAAATAATCTTTTGCGCGCCCATCATGTCGCCGGACTCTTGGAGTCGCTTGACCATGTTCTTCTGCTCTTGAGAGAACGAAACACCGACTCGAGTCAGAGCCGTCAAGCCTCTGCTTGGATCGTTCAGAGCCTTTCCGAGCTGGATAGCTCCAGACGAGGCATCGGTTCCCATAGCACGAGCCATGTCAACCATGAGCGTCGTCGTCTGGTTGAAGATGTCATTACCCTTGCCGGCTTCGTTGCGAATGTTGCCGAACGTGAGGAGCAGATTCGCTCCCTTTTGAATACTCTCAGCCTCAGTCGCAGTCTTTTTCTCAAGAGCTTGAGCTAAGTCGTTGACCTGTTGAGCTGAAACGTTCGCAGCATTTCCCATCGACTTGATGACGGTCTCGGTCTGCTTATTGATGACCTCGATGCGAGCGAGTGACTCGAATTGCTTCTTGAGCAAGCTGATTCCAGCGGTCACTCCACCAAATAGAGCCAAGCCGCCGATCAGTCCCTTGAATGCGCCGCCGAATGCTCGACCCGATTCCTTGCCATGTTCCGACATTTTCGAGCCGAGCTGCGACTTCATTTTGCCGTCGAATCCGTTGAGGCTAGGAACGATCGTCACGAATGCGGTTGCTAGTGATGTTTCAGCCATCGGAATCCTTCGGGTTCATGCGCTCCAGCTTGTCGAGAACATTGCTTCGCGACTGAGATTTGGAGCCGAGTTTCTTCGTCCCTTCCGGCAGCCAAGGCGTCGGATAAGGCTTCGGGGTTTTCTTGCTGTTGACTGCGTGGAGCAGGTCGTAAGTGTGAGCTTGGACAATCCACTCGCGCGAGACAGGGAAGTCCCAATCGTTGACGGCAGCTTGAAGCCAAGCCGTCGGATCGCGAAGTAGAACAGAGACTAGAAGTGCAGCCTCACGCCAAGAGACTCCGTTCCCGATGTCATAGACGCTCAGTCCGAACCGGGAGCGGAAGTCGTAGGCAAGCTCTGAAGGATGCTCCTCGATTAGCTCTCGGAGCTTGAGGATTCCCCCATTGATGCACCTTGAGTCCATGCCTTGACGAACTCTTCGAATTGTGCCGGCTGCATCTGATCGATTGCCTGAATAGCTTCAGAATCCTCTCCGAGAGTCATCTCGAGAATGGTGAAGATCTGGTCAATCTCGTCCTTCGCTTTGCGAGCGCGTCGCATTGCTCCCATTGGGAGAGCTGAGAACGATGGAATCGTGTAAGTCTTGCCTTCGTGAGTGAAGTCATGAGTTTGAGCGGTCATGTTTGTTCCTTTTGCGGTCTTGCGGTCTAGGAGGGGAGACCCGGAGGGACAGCGACCGCATTGCCATCCCTCCGGGAGCGTTTAGGTTCTTAGTCGAACTTCGAGAACCATACGTCAGCGGCGCGACCGTCCTTGACGTAAGCGGTGACGGTCATTCCGTAGCCTAGAGCCTCACCGTTCTGAATGGTCTGAGCCTCGACTGACATGATCTCGCCGCTTGGGATGTAGTGACGGATTACGTCTGCGCCGTCAACGATGTCGATGACGAAGCTCTTCTTTCCGCCGGTAGCGGTAGGGTTCAGCTCGATCTTGTCGCCGACCAAGGTTCCGCCGAAGTAGGCTTCGACTGCGTCCTGAGTGGTCTCAAGCAACATGAAGGAATAAGTTGCGGTTCCCTCGGTGACAACCTCGCGGACGAGGTCTGCGTTCTGCCATGCGCGGATCTGGTTGGTCGACTTGTCAACGGTGAAGGTCACGCCGTCAGCTGAAACATAGCCGAGATCGGTGAAGCCGGTGAGGGTCGAGGAGTAGTCGGTTGGAGCGGTTGCTGAGGTTGCGCCGACGTAGACCTTGCCGGTGATACCCACAACAACATTATCGGCGTTTAGTGCCATGTTGCGATTTCCTTTCGAAAGGGATTTGCCCGGGATTGGGCAGGTTTTCAGCCGAGCTGAAACTTAGAGATTCGAAGCCTTGACGACGACTTCTGCGGAGATGCTGCGCTTCTCCTCGTCCGCTTCTTCTGGAAGTCTGACATTGCTTCGCAAGATACGGACTGACTTGATTGCTGAGCCGGTGACGGTGCGGAGATGAGCTTCAGCCGTTAGAGCTAATTCGGTCGCTTCGAGATCGGTCGGTGCATAGCAGTCTAGGACGACTCCAGCTAGGCGAGTCACCGGTTCGATGTCCTGCGCCATAGAAGCCACGACAACGACCTGAAACTCCTCGGGAGTGTCTCCAGCTGGAACCTTCTTAGTTGCGACCCTCACGCCAGCTCCTAGAGCGTCCTGAAGGTGCGAGACGAGAACGGCTTCGATGTCTGGATAGATGACTGCCATCACTTACCTCGCTTCGGGAAGAATTTGTAAAGAGCAGCTCGAAGGTGAGCGACTCCATCGCGTTTCTGCGTGAACCAATAGACGCGCTCGAGCGTAATCGGATCAGTATTGTTTGACTTGACGACGACTCTCGGACGTTTGCCTCGAGTTTCGTATTCGATAGAGAATCCAGCTTCGGCGTAGCCTGTGATCTTGCCGCCGGTTCCCTTTTGAGCTGCGTCTGCGGTTGCTTGAGCTTCAGCTAGAACCTTCTCGCCTTGTCTCATGAGTCCAGCTCGCATCTCTGCGCTCTGGAGAAGTTTTGTGAAGCCAGCTTGATTCTTTTGGATTTGAACCTTAGCCACGACGACGCCTCAACGGGACGACGACTCCAGCCTCTCCACCGGGGAACGGTGACACCCATTCCATCGCTGAGCCGTCCTTCATCCACTTCGAGCCGCGAATTGTGAAGACATCGCCGTCCTGAATCTCGGTTCCGTTCGGTAGATAGAGAGTGACGGTCGCGTCGACTGCATCTCGAGCCGGATCTATGGTCTCGCTAGAGGTTCCGACGGCGATCAGAGCGTCCTTGATGGTGATTGTGGTCTCTGAGTAGGTTGCGTTTCCATGAGCGTCTCTAGCGGTCGCTGAACGCCTCTTGATGCTGATTGTTTCGCCGCCGCGAATGAAGCTCATGCTTAGATTCCCTCGCTAAAGTAGCCGTCCGGGATGTCTGAGGTGTAGCCGTCACCTGTGACGACGATGACCGGGCGTCCCGAGGTTGCGTTTGGAGCCAAGTCGACCTCGAAGGCTTTGCCGCGCTTCTTAGGAGCGAGAAGCTCCTTCTCCTCTGGACTGAGCCAGATGTCTTGAGCTGCGGTTCCATAGTTGCGAGCTTGACCGAATGGACCTGTTGTTTGCTGCCAATAAGTCAAGCCTTCCGGGTTGCGTAAAACACGCGACACCATGCGGACGACGACCATTTTGACGACGGCGAGAGGCAGCTCTTCCGCGTCGATTCGGTCTTGGATCTTTGGGAATTCCGAGAGGATGACCGCTTCTGCGTCTGAGATGAGTGCGGTGACGAGAGTCT